CATCGGTGCTGGCAGCGCGGAAATAGCGCTTCATCGCCTCCAGCGTGGTATAGCCGTGGGGGATGGTCATCGCTTATGGCCACGCCGCTTGGGAAGGGTCTCGGTTTCTGAGGCCTCCACCTGCGGACCGAGGTACGCATCCTCCGGCACGATCGGCTCCGGTGGCGGACCCGACGTTTCCGTGGAAACGGCCTCGGCTATAGCCACCAGCTCGGCCTCCGGCACGACCGGCTCTGCCTGCCGATGCCCCACCAGCCGCCGGGCCACCTCGTCCGGCAGTTCGACCACCGAGCCCGCCTCGTAGAAATGCTCGCCGGTTTCCCGCCCGCGAAAGCCGACCAGTAAACGGATCTTCATCGATCACCTCCACGCTGCAGCGTCGAGGGCCGCCCACCCGAAAGCGGGCGGCCTCTCCCTCAGTCGACCAGGTACTCGATCTCGACATAGGCCAGACCGGCCTGCGTCGCCGCCACGCCGGTGTGGCGCACGATCACCGGCGTGTTGGCCGGCACCGCCACCGCGACGAGCGTCATAGCCGTCACCGTGCCGACGGCTTTGGTGTTCTCGTAAGCCGTGGCCGCCACGATCTCGGCGCCGCCCACTGTCGTGCCGATCTTGGCGTTGCCGGCGGCGACCGTGCCGGTCGTGGCATCGCTGTAGACGATGCGCGCCGATCGCAGCGTCACCGGCTTGGTGTGGCGCAAGATCACGTCGTCGATCGTGGCCGCCGCGCCGTTGTCCAGATTGAAGGCCTGCGAGCGGGCGATCAATGTGGCATGGTCGAGGCCCATCGATCCATAGGTTCGCTTGCCCATTGTTCACCTCGTGGGCAGGAGGGGAAGGGCGTTCCCCTCCCGCAAGAAGGCATTCCGGTAGGCTCCCATCCGCCAGCGCCTAGACGCCGACGTTGTAGGAGATGGCCGCGGCCTCGGTGTCGCGGTAGCTCAGCCCCACGCGCATCAGGGCCACGATCTCGGTGGCGTCGGCCCGCGGGATGCGGGTTGTCTCGATCGTCATCCGGCGCTGGTAGCCCAGGCGCCATTGATCCCAGCGGACAGCCAAGATGGCGCCGGTGGTGTTGTTGGCGGGCGTGGTCTGGTCGACCTTGCCGGCGGTGTTCGCCTTGCGGGCCGCGCTCTTGTAGTGCATGAAGGCGGAGACGTTGACCTTGTAGCCGAAGATCGCCGTGAGCAGGCCGTTCTCGATCGTCGGCTGGGTGAAGACATCCTTGGTCTTCACCTCGATCAGGTCCAGCGCCTTCCAGTGGACGTTGGCATCGATCAAGAAGTCGACCTTCATCCGATCCAGGGCATTGATTCCCGCCGTGCCCATCAGCTTCACCGTCTCGATGAAGTCGCTGGCCACCAGCGAGCCGCCGGCCGAGCGGCTGTTGGCGGGGTTGGTCACCAGCGCCACCTTGCGGAAGCCGTCATAGAGCAGGTAAAGATCCGTGGCTGCCGGCGTGCCCCCAATGTGGTTGATATTGGCCGTGGCGCCGGGCGCTGTGTCGCCGTCGATGATGGTGTGCTCGAACTGCTCGGCGCCGGCCCGCTCCAGCTGCTGGCGCAGCTGGCGGATGAAGGGCAGCACCGAGCCCTCCTCCATCTCGCCGGTCCAGACGACCCGCGCTCCCATCTTGGCCAGGTTCATCACTTTCTGGGCGGTCCCCAGCTTGCTCGAGGTGACGGTCGCCACCGGCCAGCCCGAGGCGCCCAGATCGGTCGTCTCGGCGACCTTGTAGAAGGTCGGGTCGGCGCTCTCCAATGGATCGATGATGCTCTCCGCGCCGCGCGGCACCTCGATCGACGAGATCTTGGCCGCCACCACCGTTCCGACGCGGATCGCCTCCCAGATGGCCTGGGAGTAGGCGATGCCGATCCACTCGTCGCCGTAGTTCGTCTGGGTCGAGTAGTTGAGCTCGTTGGCCTTGACCCCGGCCATCTTCATGGCCTTCTGACCCACAAGCCCGACTGGCCCCTTGTCTTCCTCCAGCTTGATCGCCAGGGCTTTCAAGGCTGGCTCGGAAATGCCGTGCTTGGAGATGCCCCTCCTCTGGGCCTCCATCAATACCCCGGCCAGGACCGCCTGATCCGCCGCGTCGAGGTTGTCGTAAGGGCTGAGCTCGCCGAACTTGGCGGCGTAAGGCACGCCGAATCCGGAGAGCCGATTGCTCTCGGCGAACTTCTTCTCCAGCTTCTCCCTCTCGGCCTTCACGGCCAAGTCGATGCGATCCTGCACCGCCTTTTCCTCCGCAGCCTTGGCGGCCGCGGCCTCATCTCGTTTCTTGAACTCATCGGCGATGAGCTCAGCAACGGTCTTTTCGGTCATGTCACCCTCCGTAGATGGAATGGATTTCGACGTCGATCCCGCCGGAGCTCCGGGCGCTCGCTCTTCGCCTCTGGCCTTCGACCCCGTGGAATCATCGTCGGGAAACGTCAGTCCGGCCGCTGCGTACATGGCCTTCATCACGGGAAGCGCGACGGCATAGGCATTCGCCGGCTGTCGGTCGCCTTCCACGTCGAACAAGCTGATCTCCGCCACCGGCCAGTAATCGATGTGGCCGTCCTTACCGATGCGCCGCAGGTGCGCCACCGTGCCGCTCGAGGCCCGAGCCGCCTGGTTCTTGGCCGCCTGCCACACGCGCTTGGCGAAGTCACTCGCCTTGTCGAGCAGGACGCGATACCAGATGCCGTCCTTCTCGCGGTGGATCGACTTCACCTCGCCGATCAGCTCCGGAATGCCCTGGGGCTTGCCGTCCGGATCGAAGCCGTGGTAGTAGTGGACCGGCGGGCTGGGATAGTGCTCGAGGTCGAGCTCGGATTTCTCGTCGAAGAACTCGCCGTGGGTATCTTTGCCCTTCCGCGGTCCGCCGTAAGGCACCGCCAGAACGTCGAGCTCCCAGTCCTTGAGCGCCTTGACGGCGTGCTTGCCGAGCAGCGTCACGATGGAGATATCGGCGGCGGTGAGATAAGGCGCCTGGGCCTTGGCGACCCAGTCGCCGCGCACGACCTCCTCCCACTCGGAGGGGAGAGTTGCCTGAACGGATCCATCCTCGGCATAGGTGTAGGCCGCCCGGAAATACTTCTCACCGACGCGCAGGATGACGAAGCCGTCGTAGACCTGCTCCACCCAGGCGTTTGCTGCTGATACCGGAGTTCCAATCAGTTGAGGCTCAAAGGCCATGCGAATCTTGGACAGTTTCTCCTCGAGGTTGAGATCCTGCGCCTTCCTCCGTTTCTCTCCTGGCCAGATTCCAAGGCACTCATGGTGCAGCCAAGCGCAGAAGGCGTCTTTGTCGTCGATTGGGATGTCCTTGTCGGTGCAGCGGCCGTGGAAACCCGGATCATCGCCGATCGAGTTGCACAGTCCGGCCAGCAGCGGCTCGGGCATCTGCTTGGCCGCCAGCAGCTCGAGGCGATCCAGACCCTTGCTCGCCATCTTCTGGGCGCAATCGGGGCAGAAGACGGCGATCTGCTCGCGGGTCAGCCACAGCCCGCCGGCGGCTTTCTGCTCATTCGCCCAGATGGCGGCGATCTGCGCCTCGGCCTCCTCCGGCGTCTTATGGCAGCCCAATGAATCGCCTTCCGGCTCGCCGTCAGGCCCCTTCTTGAAGACGCAGTGCTCGTTGTTCCGCTTCCGCACGATGTACGGCATGGATCACCTCACTGCAGCCCCAGATCGCGAATGAGTTTGTCGATCCAGGCTTGAAAGATCGCGACCAGCTTCGGTCGCTTTTCCTCGGCGACGTCGATCAGCCTGCGCCAGCCGATGCGGCCCATGTGCTTGGCCTGCTCTTCACCGGCGAGATGCTTGCCATAGGAGGCCCGGTTGCCGATCTTCGTCACGTAGCTGGATATGGTCGCGTAAAACTGGCTCCCGTACCGCTCGGAGCGGCGGTCGTTGTAGGCCGGCTTGCGCTTGCCGGCGCGCTCCATGCCGAGCCCGCGGATCCAGTACGGCGTCGGCGGCTGGTTGGCTTCCGTCTCGGAGGGATAGAGCTTCAAGCCACGCGTGATGATCACCTCCGAGCCGGCTTCCTTCCCGGCGGCTGCCAGGTAACGCGCCAGCTCTTTCCCCAGCCGCCCAATGTTCCGCATCAAGATATCAAGCCACTTTACCTGCAAAGAGATCATGATGCCTCGACTCGGGTGCGCGTCTCGTTCCAGCACCGGCAGCGAACATGCGCCGGCGGATTCTCGTAATACTCGCCGTCGCCGCCCTTGAATGCTTCATCGATCTCCACCTCGACGCCGTCCAACGGGCCGCAGATGTCGCACACGCGGTCATCGTTGTTGGTGAACCAGGTCTTGACCACGAGCACGCCCGGGAACTCGCGCGCCAGCTGCTCGCCGGCGGCCTGGTTGCCGAGGGCGTAGACCCGCGTGATCTCGGTGACGGCCACGCGCTCGGCGCGGCTGTCATCAAATGGGAGCAGATCCATCACGTCGCCCACGGTGAATCCCGGTGTCTCGACGAATGACACCAAAGCTTCTCGGAGCGCCTGCCGGCTCGTTTTGTTCAGGCCCCGCAGCCAGGCGGTGTTGTATTTGCTCGCCCGGGCGGAGGCCTCGCGATTGCTGGCGGCGTAGTCGATGCCGATCGGCACTTGCTCGCCGAAGAGCGCCACGCCGTCCCGCGCGCCGGCCGACAGAATCCGTGCCAGCTCGGCTTCGGCCGTCTCCAGGCCCTCCTGCCAGAACTCATCGTCGAAATCGGCCAGCCAGCTGTTCATCACATCCTCGGTCGCTTTCCGCCCCGAGAGCCCGGCGCGCCATTCGAGGCGCTCCCGGATCCGCTGCGCCTGCTTTCGCCACAATCGGCGCAGCGCCACGAAGAGCTTGTGTTCCATCTGCTCCTTGCGCCGGCGCCCGGGTTCGCGTGGATCCCGCCGTTTGAGCGCCGAGGGCAGGGAAACCTCCAGCGCCTCGAGCCAGTCGGCGACGTCGAGGATGCAGGCATGCAATTGCTCGGTCCGCAGATCAAGGCTCATGTCGTTTCCCTCACCGCCTTGATCGCGTCTGCCAGGGTCGCCGTCAGGCGGGCCATTTCCTCGGAGCGGGGCTCGAGGGCCCGACCCCCCAGGGCCGCCATCGGCGTCAGTTCGGCGTCGAACACCCGGCGCACATCGTCGATCGTCTTCGCCTTGCGCAGGCCGGCGGCGATGCGGGCATACTGGTAGGCGTCGATCTCGTCGCTGACGAAGCGCACCGAGGACGGCGCCTTGTCGTTCTCGATGGCGTTCACACACTTGCGCTGCCAGCGGATCAGGTCCCCCATCGCCTTGCCGGGAGAAGTTGGTGCCGGATTGCCCTCTGTCGCACCATCGGATGTCTGGCCCCCCAGGGCCGCTGGGGCCGAAGCGCGGGCAAGCTCGGCCGGAAGGAGCTGGCCGCGCTCGTCGCCCAAAGGTTTGTCGCCGTAATACCTCTGGCGCACCTCATCGATCGTGTGCGAGCGCTCGTAGGCCGCGTGCTCCTGCAGGTCTAGCACGCGGTTGCCCACGCGGGGATCATCGAACGCGCCAACCAGGTTTTCCCCGTACAGCGGCAGGAGATCATTGGTGATCTTCTCGCCGACGCTTACCAGGAGCGGCCAGACGGCGTACTCCATCAAGGTCGCTTTGCCGCTCAGCGCGTTGGCCTCGGTGGCATTGACATCCAGTACCGACGCCAGGCCGGGAGCAAACAGTCCGAACATCTCCTCCTTTGTCGACCGCCGGCTCTCGAGGAACTCCATCTCCTTCTGGCTGAGCGCCATCTGGAGCCATTCCACGCCGCCTTTGCCGACGTTCCGCATCATCAGAGGACCCGATCGATGCGTGCCGCCCCATTGCTCCTTCAGGTCGGCCTTCATCAGCTTCCACTCAGGATCCGGGATCGGGTCGGCGTAGGCCAGCGCGCCGGGGACCTTGGCATTCTCGCGGCCGAAGTAGTTGGTGTTCCAGCGCTGCATGGCCAGATCACCTACCGCCACCGTATTGACTGCCTCGATCGCGGAGAGTCCGATGAATGGATTCATGGGATGGAAGCCCTTGAAATGGCAGATCGCCCAGGGAGGGATCTCGATCTTCGGCCCGATCTTCGAGTCGTACGCGTAGCCCTTGATGAACATCTTGTCGTCGGGCAGAGGCGTGATCATGTGGGTCGGGATGACCCAGATCTCGATGGGTGGCTCGTGCTCGTCCGGAGTATTCAGCCACCAATAGGCATTGGCAGTCAGCCGCAGATAGGAGAACGTCGCCAGCAGGAACTCGAAGCGGGATTGCAGGGGATTGGGGCGCTGCAGCTTCAGTTCGAAGGGATGGTTGGGAACGTCCTCCGACTCCTCGCCCTGCAGCTCCCTCACGCTAAACTTCACCCCGGCCGCCGATTCGGCCACGTGGCTGATGCCAATCTGGATCCAGGTGAGCTTCTTGTAGAGATCACTCTGTTGCTCGACCGACCAGCCTTCGGGGATGGTGAAGCGCTCCCCGCCGGCCATTGCCGATAGGAGCTCGGGCAGCGGCCGCTGAGGCTGCACAGCCTTGCGAGGGATATAGCCGAGCGTCTGTGCGAGGCGATCGAGCCAGCTCATCGAGTCACTTGTAGAAGACATTCACGACTACGTCGTTCGCCGTCGGGGCTCCGGTGTCCGCATCCGCAATGCCCGTGGTGGCGCCGATGCCGATGCCCAGAAGGAACTCGACTCCGTCATCGTCGATCGGAAAATCCCGCTGGCTCGTCGCCGCTAGGGCGACCGTCATCTTGGGCGTGTCGGTGCCGACCGTCGGCGCCGTGGCCTTGTCGTATAGCTTCACGTAGCGAGCGGCCGCGGCCTGGTTGACGAAGTGCCAGCCCGTCAGGCGGCCGTAGCCGCCCTTGATCAGCTGGCCCGTCGCCAGCAGGTTGATGTTGCGATACACCTTGTGACCCGCCATGCCTGCCTCCCTCGTCTATTCGTCGATGAAGTCCACCAGCTTGCTGGGGGTGAGCCGACCCTTGGCCGCCCACACCGCCAATGCCAGCGCCCAGAACTTGTCTCCGTGATGCCGCTCGCTCGCCTCCACATCGAAGACGGCGTGCTTGGTCTTCGACAGTCGCTTGCGCAGGCTGTGGATCTGATAGCTCAGATCTCGATCCAGCGGCAGCGGCACCTCGCCCCGCTGCATCCGGACCTTGAGCTCGACCGCCCACAGCTCCTTGGTCGCGTTGGTAAAGTCCACCCCTTCCGCCCGCACGCCGAAGCGCTTGTGCAGCTCCTCCGCCAGCTGCATGCCGAGGCCGTTGCGGTCGATCAACAGGCGGGTGACCGGCAACACCTCGAGCGCCTTGGCCGCCACCGCCTTCTGATCCTCGAACTCGGTGTTCACCAGGCTGATCCCGAGGCGGTACGGGGTCTGCGCCGTCGTCGTCTTGCCGGCGAAGACGAGCTCAGTCAGGTCCTTCTTGCGGCCGATATCCATGCCGCCGGCCAGGACGTCCTCGATGCGATGCTCCTGGATCAGGCCGGCCACCTCGTCGATGGCCTGCAGCGCGCTTTCGACCGTGCGCGCCTGGCGGAACAGCAGCCGCTCGGCTTGCGCCTCGAGCTGGTTGCGCTTGATCTCGTCCCAGGAGATCCAGGCGACCGATTCGTCGACCCAGGCACACTCGTACTCCTGCTGGAAATCCTCGAGCGGCAGGTTGTCGAAGATCTCGATGAGGCGCGGTGTGCCGAAACGCCGCACCCGCTCCTCGGTGAGCATCGTCGGCGCTTGCTTGGCGGCCCGGATGGGATCCCGACACAGCGCCCGGATGTGCCACCAGGGGATCGAGGCCCGGCGGTAGCCCGGATACCTGCGCAGGCGCTGGCCGTAGATCTCCCAGAACAAGCCGCGCGCCCCGAGGGGAGAGCTGCCGATCCGCAGCCGGCCGCCACGCGTGACCACGGGCACGGCCGCGGCATAGATTTCGCGGTCCTTGGGATAGTGGGCGAACTCGTCCAGGTAGACGTCGGCCTTGGCTTTGCCGCGGGCGGGCCGGCAGGGATGTGATCGCAGGCGGCTGCCGTTGACCAGCTCGAGCTCGGTCTGGTTGTCGATGACGATGCCGGGCCGGACCTGCCGATCGAGCGCCTCGAGGATCTGGCGGGCGTAGCGGATCTTCTCGCGCGCCTCGTCCTGGTTGATCGAGATGAAGATCGCCGTGTGGCGTTGGGTCAGACACGCCTGCGCCACCGCCTCCGCAGCAATGGTCCAGGACCAGCCGACCTGGCGCGCCTTGCGGTCGATGGCCAGAAGGGATGGATTGTTAAGGTGCGCGATCTGGAAGCCTTCCCAGTAGGCGTCGGCGTCACCCGTCGCGGCGGGCAGGTCCAGATGCTCGATCAGAAAGGTGAGCCGGTCGGACGCCGGGGCGGTCGCGAGGCCGTTCACGGCTCATCGGACTGGCTCTGCCGGGCGGCGGCGGCAAAGGCCGGGGCCGCCTGCTCCCAGCGGCGCTTGCGAATCTGCTCCAGGTCCTCGACGCCGACCTCGCCGCCGTGCTCGATTTTCACCGGCGCGTCCAGGCCCAATAGCTCGCAGCGGCGCGCCACGCAGCGCAGCGCCACCTCGAGGAAGCGCGGATCGCCGGCCTGGCCCTTGACGCTGCGGCTGTGCTTGGTCTGCTCGGCCGGCACTTCGAAGGCGTGCTTGCCGCGGCCGCCGCGCAGCTTGATCAGCGACGTTTCCGTAGAAACGGTCTCCGCATCGCGCAGGCTGCGCTCGTACGACTGCCAGGCGTGGTCCTCGATGCGGCCGACCTTACCCAGCTCGAGGGCGACCCACTGGTCGATGTTGTACTTGTGCTCGGTCTGCCATTCGGCCAGGATCTGTTGGACGTCGTCGTGGACGGTCTTGGTCGAGCGGATCTTCAGCGCCTGGGCGATCTGGCGGTAGTTGCGGCCCTGGAGGAGCAGCTCGGAGATCGAGGCACGGCGGGCGGCAAGTCGGGCCTTGATTTGCACGCGCATATGGCCCACGTGGCCCTTGCCCTGTTTATCTCCCTCGCGTTTACTTTTCGATTTGCGCTTCACGGCCCCTCGGCTGGGCCGGGACACGCGAAAACGCCCGGCTCCTCGAGTGAGAAGCCGGGCGCTCAGTCCGGCAAAGCCCCCGTCTCCCGAACATGCGGGGGTGCGCAGGTCAGGTTGTTACAAATGTAACACCTGTTACACGACTGTCAAGGCCAGCCTGATAATCGATATCTCGATACCCATGTCCACTCGAATTCGCGGCCTTCAGTCTTGTGATCCGGACCGACGACCACGCAATCCAACCTCCGGCCCCTGACTTCCAGGATTAGGTAGCGCCGCCCCATCCTGGTGCGGAGCACATCATCAGGCTCGGGCTCCGGACCCTCCCAGAAGAGGCGCGTCAATGTGAGGAAGGAACCAACAGGCCGAGGCGGCACTCCATCGATTCCCTAGATCTGTGGACGGCTGTTTACCATCTGCTCCAGCAGCTCTGCAATCCGCGTCAGCAGTCTGAGAATCTTGGGATCGGTCTCCGCCGCCGGCAGTTGCGGCAAAGACCTTCCCGCAATGGCGAACTCGATCAGGTCGCACTTCGGGCAGGAGCTGTAGGGGCTATCCCAGCCGTGCTTGGTACAGATGAAACGCCTCGATGCTGCGCCACTCGTGCTGTCCATTCATTGCTCCTTTCTCTTCAGCCTTCTCACCAGCTCCCGGCTCGTCACCCGCTGCGCCCCGAGCCGATAGGCGCGCTCCGCTCGCTGGCGGAAGAGAATGTCGTAATGCGGATGGCGCGCGTGCCTCTGGAACGACCTCCGTTTCAGCCCGATCTTGGCCGCGAAGCGATGGAGATCGTCTATGCCATCGGTCGAGACCAGGTGCATGCCGTCGCAGAGGATCATGATTCCTTCCGGGTGAGGGCGACATCAGCTTCCCGCCGCTATCGCACCTCCTCCTGAGTGGATCCCGGCTTCACAACCTGCGTGCACGGAGGCGCGTTGTCCAATTGCTCGGGCAGGAGCATCACGAGTTGCAGGTGGAAGCCAAGGGCCTCGGCCACGCGCCGAAGTTGGCCCGCGTGCTCGACGCACACGAAGGCCTCGTCCTTTCCCGGCCAGGTGTAGCGGAACAGCGAAGGCGCACCGCATCGATGCTCGTTCATATCTCCTTCTCCTTCCCGGCCTCTTTCGGCCCCGGTGGGGTGAGGGCATCTTCCACATCGGCCCGCTCGCGAGCAAGACGAACCGCATAATCACTAAGCAGTTCGCCCTCCACATTTGCGCCAGCCATCGTATGACTGTCAAGATACTTCCTGACTGCCTTCTCCAGCCTCTCGCGGTCAGCCTCCAACTCGGCAATCCGCTTGCGTTGATCAAGCACAATCGCCAACCCCTGAGCACTATGGAGGTTGAGACATTCCCACTCCTTGATGTCGACTTCCCAGGCGGAGAGAAAGCCAAACAGGACCGCCTGCTGGAGCACGCCGATGATGCCATCCCGCAGCAGTTCATTGATGTATCTCCTAGCGGTCTTTGGTGTCATCTGACTCATGGCTTCTTCTTCCTGGCGAGGGGCCGGGGATGGCTCAAGAGCGAGATCTCCCGACCGGCCTACTCCTTTTTGGAAATGGATTTCCCCGGCCCCTCGCTACCCATCACAGATCGGGAACTGCTGGACCCGCAGCGAATCAGGCCACTCCAACATGCAGTCCCGTTTGTCGGGATGCCCACCCAACTGCTTGACGAAAACCGGAACGCCAGGCTCCTGGCACTGCGCGACCAGCGAATAGCACCAATCGAGCTCCATCGGCCGGCAACCCGCCTGGCTCTCCCCGCCGACGATGACCCAATCCGGCGCCCGGGTCCACCAAGGGCTGTCATCGTCCCCAGCGTCGATCTCAGAAAGGACGTTCTCCAGGTCGATTGGCTCTAAGAGCGGTTCGGCTGAGAGAAAGAGGACTGCAGGCCTGAGGTAGTGCGTCTCGCTATCCAAGATGCTCCATCGCTCATCTAGCTGAGCCTGGCCCTCGGCGCTTACACCCATCCAGCTATTGCGTGGCAGGCCCTCGACGAACCAATCCCCAGGGAGCATCCCTCCGATATTCTCGGGCCGCTTGGTCAACAATAACCAATCAAGCCAGGAGGTGCGCTCGATGAGATCGAAGAGCCTGGCACGCTGGCCATCCAGGCCGATGGCATCGTCGAAGACGTCACACATCGAGCCACAAAAGACACGCTCACGTATCCCCTGCTTTGCCGCTCGCGTGTTGTAACGTTCAGGACTCTTCCAGTGACCGTCCGCGAAAAGGCGGCGCCCGGCCGCGGAGCCCCACAAATCCTGGCCCGATCGCTTCGCGACAATCTCCGCGTAGCAGTGTGCACAGCCTTGAGATATTTTCGTGCATCCCCACCACGGATTGAAGGTGTGATGGGCCCAGGCAATCGTCGTATGTTCACCCATCGCTCATGGTCCCTCTCAAGATTCACCCTGATATCGGCGCCGCGCCTCGAGTATCTCTTCCAGCCCGTCGCCGCCCACGTACCAGACCCGAAAGGTCCCGCACTCGGCGCACCAGATCTGGGCCGAGCCGGTGATCAGGTGGCCGCTGGAAAGCCGGAGGCGCTTGACCGAGGCGATGCTCACGACCTGGCCGAGCGTATGCGCTCCGGTCGCGCAGCGCCAGGGATGCAGACCATTGCCGCCATTCTCAGCCATGCCGTTGCTCCTTCTTTCCCAGCTTTTCCCGTCGCAAGATGCGAGTCACTCGCATCGGATCGACGCCCAGCGGCCAGGTGGTCATCAGATTGCGCCATAGGCGATGGACCATCCGCCGGCGTTCCTTGCGACCAAAGGGCTTGCCCCGCAGATCGGCTTTCGCCTGCTCGAGCGTGACACGACGTCGGATCGCGCGTGAGATCCTCATGGTTTCCGCCTCTTCCCCGTCAGACACGCGAATCGATAGGCGGCGCAGCGATCGCTGTAGCGCGGGCCCATCAGTCGGCTGATGTCTGCCCAGGTCTTGCCCTCGGCGCGGAAGCGCAGCAGGCAGGCATCGCCGGCAGGCGTCCAGAGGCCTCTCGATCTCCCCGGGCTTCCTCTTCCCGCGACGACGTGCAATTGCTCGACCTGCGATCGCAGCACCCACCAGTTGGCCCAGCGGCGCGCCGGCAGCTTGCCGCGCCGGATCCGCTGATGGATGCATCCGGAGACCTTCAGACCGAGCACGCGAGCCGCCTGGCCCGTCGTCAGCCATTCATCGGGCCAACGCTTGCGCGCCAGGTCAACCAGGCGGCGCAGCCGAGGATCTCGAATCCGCTGCACCTTGAAATAGATCCAGTTGGCCGGGCTAATCAGCCAGCACTCGAAGGTGATCCGGCGGACGACGTGGATGTTCCGACGACTCGGCAAAACCCGTCCAGGGAGAATGCCAAGATCGATCATGTGGATGATCGTCTTTACGCACTTTCCCAGGAGCTTACCGATTTGATGCGCCGTAAGTTCCTCGGGCTGCTTCGACGGCGCCGGCCAACCTTGGCGCTGATACATGATCTTGACGGCGTTGGCCGAGCGTCCGAGATGCGCGCCGATGTCCTGCAGGCTGAGCCGGCCGAGGTGCTGCCGGACGTAACGCAACTCTTCGTCGGTCCAGCGATTGGCGTTTCCTGCGAGAGCCACATACCCGAGCTTTCGGCGAAGCACGGTAAGCGATCTAGACCCTTCGGGGGAAGCTCGAGAGAGGACCGACGGGGCAGTCCCGTTGGCCAGCAGCCCCTCGATCACGGCCAGGTCGATCATGGTCTCGAGGCGACTATTCGAATCGGCCATGCCGGTCATGCTTAGCCTTCCTCGGTTTGCATAGGTTCATCGATGACCTCCTCCGCGTATTCGCGGACGACTCTGCGCACGAGCGCGGCCACCATGCCCCACGTGGGCATGACCTCGCGCTCCTGGGCGCGCTTGACGATCCTTGACCGGCCGTTCTCCGCGACCCAGATGAGACCATATGGGCCAGGGACCTCTTTGGGCCTGACTAGGTCCTTGGGGGTGACAAAGAAGAACCTGTGGCAAAAGAACGCTGACGCCTCACTCTTCTCGGGCTTTCGTAGTTCGCCGAGGAAGTCCGAACGGGATACCTTGATCTCGTAGCCCACTGTGCCATACCCTTGGGACTGGTAGCAGTTGATGGCGTAGGCATCCATCCTGTGGTTATGGATGATGACCTCCGACAGAAACACCCATTCAGGCGGTTCGTGTCTGACACTGAGGGCGCGCATCATCCTGGCCGCCTCGCCGTCCACGGAAGTCTTCGGCGCGGAGGGCGTGGAAATGAAAGCCGTGTCGGGCAGGAGCGCAATCGCCTCCAGTCCCAATGGGCTGACGGCAAAGGCACTGACGGGCATGCCAGTCCAATTGTTGTACCATCTGACCGGGGTCTTCTCCAGCCAGCCCAATCGGGCGCAGGACATGACCGTCCTGCGATTGATGTCCCCGCGCCTCGTTACCCGGTCATCTCCCTTGACGAGACACGCCGTCCCGTACGCGATCTCGGCGGCCAACCCATCATCTCTCATCCGCCGGAGTAGGCGGGCCTGCGATGGCGTCGGTTTAGGCGGCATGCCGCTGCCTTGCGATTGCGATTCGCCCTGGCTGAGTCCCGGCCCCCATCTTTGCCAGGCGCGTCAGCATCTCGGGCAAGGGGCAGCCGCCGCACGCGTTGCGGATCTCGACCAGGGAACACATCTGACAGGTATCGTCCGCCGCGTGGCATACCAGGGACCAGGCCGGCTCCAGCAGGTGAGGGAAGCTTTGCTGGCGGATGTCGCAGGCCGCACATACGCCGCGCGCCGAGGCTCGCATGCGGCCCGGGGCGACGGTTTCCTGGCTCTCGGGCAGATCCGTCTCGAGCGCCTCCTCCGCCAGCAGCAGCGAGGGCATCCATCCCCGCCGGCGGGCCGCCTGCACCCGTCCCTCGCGGGCCGAGCTCGCCAGGGTCTCGCGCAGCCGGGCGCACGCGGCGAGGCAGGCCTTGAGCGTGGCGCGCCGCTTGGCCAGTTCACGCGCCAGGTGAAGCCGGATCTTGCTGTCCTCGATCGACAGCAGCGCGTCGACCAGGCGGGGATCCTTGGTGAGCTCGCCCTGCGCGACGAGCTCCTGAATCTCCGGATCCAGGTCGAGCAGGCGCAACCGTGCGGCCAGGTAGCCCTGCGAATGGCCCAGCTTTCGGGCCAGCGCCAAGCGAGTGAAACCCTCCTCGTCCAGCAGCTTGCGGTAATGCAGCGCCTCGCTGATGGCATCCTTGGCGAACCACAGCACCGAGGTGCGCGCCATGACGAGCAGCACCTCCCGCCGCGACAGTGCCGGCCGGATCTCGCATTTGAGCCGTGGCGGCGCCGGAAGCGAGCGGGCGGCGGCCAGGCGGTAATTGCCGTCGACCACCAGGTACGCCGGCCGGCCGTCGGCCAGATGCCCGCCCGGCACCACGATGAGCGCCTGCTCCACCCCGTCCATTTCCTGGATGGACTGCGCCAGCGCCTCGATCTCCTCCGGCCGATAGAGCCGGCGCGGATTGTCCGGATGCGGCGACAGCTGATCGATCGAAAGCAGACACGTTTCAGCGGTCATGACCGCCAACTTTCTTCGGCGGGCTCGAAGCCAGCAAATGATCCAATTCGCCGGTCTGCATCGCCTTGCACAGGCAACTCAGGCACAGGCCGCCGTTCGCGGCGCCCGGTTTGCCGCAGCGGGGGCAGGGCTGATCGAGATCGACGGTGATTCTTGGCGCGTCAATCGTCATCGTCCGCCTCGCTTTCCGTGTCCGTGGACACGCTGGCCGGTTTGGGAACCAGCGCTTCAGCCCGGTCCTGCCAATCCGCCGGCAGCTTCACGCCCAGGCTCTTGGCCAGGCCGGTCAGGTGCTTGGCCGTGGCGACCGGACCACGGCTCGCCAGCGCATGATCGAGCAGCGCTTCCAGCACCCGGAAGGCGAGGAGCTCACGCAGCCGGCCGCAGCGGGCCGCCCGGCCCTCGGGCAGACCGCGCTTCCAGTTTCGGTCCCGGACGAGCGCCTCGATGAGCGCCTCGAGCACGGCGGGGGAGACCAGGCCCTTGAAAGACACGGCGAACATCGGCGCCGCCTCCTGGCGCAGAAAGCGTTGCGTGGCCTCGCGCCGTTTCGCCTCCTGTGCCCACTCGCGCTGTTGGGCCTGCCAATCGATCCTCTGCTCACGGGGCTCGCGTGTCTTCTTTTCGGCGGCCTTCGCCTTCTCGGCCGCCGGACCCACCCGCACGAGCTCGACCACGTAGGAGCCCGTGCCGGCATGCGATTCGTACTCGGGCGCGGTGCCCTTCAGCCGCAGGCTCTCGTCCCTGGCATCCAACAGCTTCTGCCAATGCGGCTCGAGACGACGCTGGTAGGTGTCGTTCTCCCATGCCTGAAAGATGGCGGCATGCACGAAGGCCTTGCCGTCCGCCGCCGGATCGTAGACGGGTATGGCCAGCTTGCGCGACAGCCGCCGGGTCTCCGAGGCGATCCATGCCTTGCGCTTCTGATCGTAGCAGGCCTTCAGGCCGCAGTAGTGCACGCCGTCCAGCAGCTGATGCAACTCGCACGCGCTGCAGGGCGGCGGGCTGACCATCTGGTGGATGAGCACGACGGCCGGTTCGACGATCCCGAAGAGCTCGACCACGCCCTGGACATCGGCGCCGGATGCCGCGGCGGTGATCATCTCCGAAAGTTTCACCTCCGGAACCTTGCGGTCTCGCTCCTCGAGCACTTTCAGGACCGCACCGGCGCTCGGCGTAGCGACGCTGCCTTTCCACGTCAGCGGCCACAGGCCGGTCGCCACCCGACCCTTCGTCGGATCCTCTTCCTCGCCTGGCTCGGCGCGGGCGCGCGAGCCATAGCCCATCGTGAAGGCCTGCTTGCGCAGCACCTCCGCGACGAGGTCCGTCACCGCCTCGGAGGTTTCGGCCTTCTCGGTCACGATGCTCTCGGCGACGGTTTCGATCTCTCGCGGGGCGATGTGCTGCAGCGCCAGGATCCGGCGGGCCACGCCCTCAGGAAGGACGTGCCCCTGCACTCTGTCCTGCACGGATGGCGGCAGATCCAGCAACCGCAGCTTGTTGCGCACGGCCGAATCGCCCAGGCCGAAGAGCGTGCCGATCTCGGCCGACGTCTTGCCGAAGCTATCCCGGTAGGTCGCCATCGCCCGCGCCTCTTCGATCGGGCTCAGGTTCTTGCGCTCCAGGTTCTCCCGCACGGCCAGCTCGAAGAGCATCTCGTCAGAGAGATCGCGGATATCGACGGGCATCTGGTCGTAATCCCAGCGTTCTGTCTTGGGATCCGCATGCGCTTTATCTCTCAGCGCCCGGAATGCCCCCAGCCGTGTATGCCCGAAGGCCAGCTGGACCATGCCTTCCTGTTTGGGATTCAGCCGCCCGACGGGGATCTGCAGCAGGCCGATATCCGCAATGGATGCTGCCACGCGGGTGATATGTTCAAGGTCTTCGTCGAGCCGGACTTGAAAGGGATTGGCTTCGATCTTTTCCAGGAGGATCTGTCGGATGGTCATTCCGCCTCCTCACGCGTCCTGCTCAGGCGTCGGCAACGATTTCTGCCAGCGTCGGGGATCCGCCTTGAGCGATGGGATGGTGATGCAGGAAAGCGCCGGCCCTTCGGGGGCCAGGCGCGAGGCACGATCGACGGCCAACACACAGTGCATCTGGCCCGGCGTGTTGAACTCGTAGACGTCGATGCCGGGAAGGGTCAACACTGGCTCGGTGATCGTCGGCCGGGCAGACGTCGAGGCCTCGGGCCTAGCGTAGATCGAGGCCAAAACGAGAATCAGGAATACGACGGCAACAACTGCGAGAACGATGACGGCATATTTCCAGGCCAGATCGAATGTCGATTCGGAAGTCTGCAGTATGTCTCCAACCAGAGGTTCGGGTCGTTTCATGACTCACACTCCTTTCTCTCTCACTCCAAATCCCGCCGAAACGGTGGGACGAATGGCGCCACCGAAGGCGCGGGCTCAGGCAACGGAAGGGGGCATGGCTCGGGAGGCAGGCTCGGGCCCTGCCACGGATCCGCCAGGGAATGCTCCCCGGTACAGGCCGGATCGTCGCAGATGGCGCAGGTCAGGCTGCGGGGATAGCTATAGAGGTCATCCGGATCGGCCATCGGGCGCCTCCCCCACGACAAACTCGACATGGATGTATTGGCCCATGAGTTGGGCCAGAAGGACCTCAGCCTTGTTTTGGACATTGGCGATCAGCCAGCGCCGGGTGTATTCATTGGCCGTGGCGATCCGCAGCACGCTGTTCTCGAGGCTGATCGCCGTAGTGGAGGCCAGCCAGGTATCGAAGGCGCTGCGTTTCATATGATCGCGGAGCCCGTCCAGCACCATCGACCAATGCATGATGTGGACATTCTCTGGACCATGTGATATGTGATTCTGTGAGGATAATGGAAGGGGTGACGTTAGGACGTCACCCGACACGTCACCTTCGACGGAACCTTTGTCTTCCAAAGGTGACGTCTGGACGTCACCTTTATCGGCATCCCAGGCATCCCCCACATCTGCCGGTCGCGTCTCGGATCGGCTGGAGACCTCGCCGCTGTACTCCCTCGGGTTGGTCCAGTTGTGGATCTGAATCTCCAAAGCCTGACCGACCTGTCGACAACTGATGTAACCATAGCGCTCCAGACGCTGCCGCCAGTCGCGCGCCGTATTCGTTTTGATCCCGAGCTCCTGCGCTGCGCAGCTGTCTGTCCAGCCGGACACGATGCCCGTGCTCCAGTCGGCCTGGTCGATGATCAAGGCGAAAATCCACACGGCGGGCCCGATTGCCTTCACGTGTCGGGGATCCAGCAGACCCCGCTTGAGCTTGATCCAGGTCTTCCTCACCGTGACCCTTTCTTCGAGTTGCATCGATTACAAAGCGTTTGGAGATTCTCTGGCACCGTCAATCCGCCCTTTGAACGTGGACGAATGTGGTCGATCACGAGCTGATGCCAGTCCCCACACACTTGACAGCGATAGGCGTCTCTCTCAAGAATTTCCCTGCGTAATGCCTGTCCCTTACATTTCGGATCTAGACCCCAGCGCAACGTAGTCGGATCGGGAAAAGACAGCCCGGCCTTACCGAGTTCCTCAAGAAGCACTTGGATTACCGCACCACCAGAGCCATCACCCTCATGCCAAACGGGCCTTGCCTCTTGGGCAATCAAAGCCGCCAAATAGCGCAGGAGCAGCCAAGTCCTCTCCTCCTTCTTTTTCATTTCCTCCCACTCATCCTGCGTCACCTCTGCCCATGTATCATGATTCATCGATGTGTCTCCGGTCGACTGTTGACCACCGCCGCCATCAAATGCGGCGTCGGCCGGGCTACGATCAGATCATGCAGATCCGTCGGCTGCCACACCAATGCCGCGAACTGGACCGCCAGGAATCGCTCGCCTACGTGCCGAATACGGCGGACGGCGGCCACGCTGATCACCGGGACAAAGCCCAGCTCAGAAGGGGACGGCGTCATCCGAACACCGCCACGCACAACGCCAGCGAGCAGACAAGCATCCCGATCAGCACCGCCGCGCAATAGAAAAGCGCTGTCCATCTCATAGGAGCTTCCCCTGTTCCATCGGCTTCATCTGCAGCGCGACCAGGCCCCGCTCCTTCTGGGCGGAGATCCGCTCCAGAAGGGACAGGGCCCGGTGATGGTCCTCGGCCAGCGAGGCCTCGAGCTCCTGGGCGTCCGCCGCCAGGAAGTAGCCGAGGCCGTTCGATGAACTGCAGATCAGAGCCCCCCGTTCGTCGCTGCGTCGAAGCTCCTCGATCGCTTTTCGAATCATGCGGTCGTATGGATGGATCCCCTGCGCATCCCCTTCGCCACCCCCCGGGGGGCCGGCGTGGAGAGCGCAGCGCACGCAGACCTCGTGCGCCAGCTGCCAGCGGCCGATGGCGTTCGGCTTGCCCACATGACCCGTGAGGACCCGCAGCACGGTATCAGATATCCCTTCGGGGATATCGCCCGTTCTCTGGACAGGACCCATAAGACCTCCGGCCTAACCTCCCCCGCAGGCGATTGACTCAACGCGAAACGGGTGTACGCTTGGGGCGCGAGTTCGTCCTCCGGGGGGCCGCGGGCTGTTCCTCGCGGTAGCTGCCATTGCGGATCTGAGCCATCAAGCGCCGGCGATCCTCTTGGCGGCCCTCGACCACCGTCAACGCATCACGGATCCAACACAGCATATCGGTGTCGATGGCCGACAGATCGTCCAGCCCACTGCGCAGCCAGTAGGGCAGATGCCGCTCGCCTTCGAGGCGGCGCAGCCGCGCGTCGAGATAGAACAACCCCATCAAGAAGGCGCACAACGTGAAGCCCAACAGAAAGCCGATCATCAGCAAGGCCGTCATAGACACCCCCGAGACAGAATCAAAGCTATGAGCAGAGCCAGCAGCCCCAGCGCTACGAGGTTGATCACGATCAGCAAGCGAACGACCCGTCGAATGTCCATTGCGATTCCCCCGCCAGATCTGTGACGTCGGGCCGGAATCCAACTACGATGAGTGCAGAGGCCGGGGTGGGGGCCGGCCCGTCGACCCCCACCCTTCAGAAGGAGAAAGGGGTCCGCCAGTCGCGGAGCCCGCTGTGACCCGAAGGGGGCCGGCGTGGGGGAATCGCCAGCGGGGGGACCTCCGGATCACAGCGCGCACCGCGAAGGGGGAAGCCATGCACGAGCAGATCGAACGGTTCTTGTCGAATCAGGGGAGGCGCTGGTCGCCCTCGACGCTGCGCCAGTATGCTTGGTATCTCGAGGATCTTGGCCGATGGTTGGAGGCATCAAGCCCCCCCAGGGGCAGCGAGCCTGCCTCGGTTACGGTGGATGCCCTTGACGCCTGGCTGGCGGCTCGCCAGCACTGGGCGCCATCCACCCAGTACCTGGCGATCGTCGCGTGCCGCATGTTCTTCCGCTGGGCGCTGGGAGTGCGTCGCTCGCCAGCCGACGACGTCGTGATGCCGCGGCGGCTGACAAAACCTCAGCGCGCCCTGACCGAACTCCGGCTGCAGCAGCTGCTCGCCTCGCTCGATACCTCATCTGCCAAGGGGGTCCGCGATCTGTCCCTTATCACGCTGTTGGTTGACACCGGTCTGCGCGCGGCCGAGGTGACCTCACTGCAGGTCGGTCACGTGAACGTGAACGACCGGACCTTCACCGCCAGGATCAAGGGGGGAACATGGGCGGATGGCGTGTTCGGGAGCTACACCGGCGCCTGCCTCGTCGACTGGCTCGGCACGCGCCGCGACTACGTGCGGCCGACAGTGCAGGAGGTGTACATCGGGCTGGGAGGCCTGACGCCCGGCTGCCGCATGACCGTCTGCGGCCTGCGCGCCATGTTCCGCGAGCTGGGCTGCAAGGTCGGCTTCCCCCTCAGCACGCACGATTTCAGGCGTACGTTCGCCACGCTGTCCCTCAAGGCCGGGGCGCCCACACGCCTGGTGCAGGTCGCCGGGCATTGGAAGGATCTCAGTATGGTCGAGCGCTACTCCCGCAGCCTGACGCCGGCCGACTTCGAGCGCTACAGCCCGGTCAACGCGCTGATGGGCATCCGGCCGCCGCCGGATTAGGAGTGGCGACCCCGATTACTCGACGCCTCGGCAGTTGGTTGGAGGTTCGAGTCCTCCGTGGGTCATGATAAGGAGACTCGTAAACTGTCAGTTGTTAAGGTGCGGGGCCCTTCAAGAAGAGAGCAAATTGATCATGACGATTGCCCAGACAGCCCCAACAAGGGTGCCAACACCAATCCCTGCAGCGAAGATGACTACAGCACAGCTGGCCAAGGTTAAGATGCCCCAGGCGTCCATCGCAATAACCTCCGAGAAAAGCTTGGCATCCCCCACTCCCCGTGGAGCGGTGCTCCGGAACCGACCGGCCCTTGTGAACTGATCGGTTCCGGAAAGACGGTCGTTGCCTATTGGCAGCGGCTCAGGAGGCCCCCCGTCATCGCATTCGCCTGCGATCCGCCGGGGGGCTTCAGTTCCCCTAGCCGCTGCGCTCGTCCACCTCTGTAAACAAAGCGCCGACAGGAACGCCAAGAGCCCTAGAGACTTTCTCCAGGGTCTCCAAAGTGACGTTCATGTCATGCCCGGCGGCGAGGCCTTGGGCCGTGGGCCAGGAGAGCTTCGCTTCCCTCATCAGCCAAGAGGCTGTGAGCCCACGATCCTTCAGCAGCTGGGGGACCCGAAGTTGGATCCCAGACGTCATTGTGATCACTTTGCCTCCCGTCTGAGGTCAGCATAGCACAGGTGGAGAGGCCTGTCAAGTGGGACATATACATTGGGACTTGACAGACATATACATTATGGTTTATACTGGCAGCAGAGTAACCCAATGCTCCAAGATGCCGCTCTCCTCTACCGAAAAGCCCGAGAAATCCTTGTCCAGCTCTATCCCCTCGAACCGGCAGCCTGGGACCAAGCCATTCCCGAAACGCATGTTCTACCCTATGGTTTCACCGGCGAGATCAATCTGATCCAGTCCGGCGACTTCCTGGGCTTCGTGGCCAGGTTTTCGCCGGGCGGCCAGCCGTATCTCGAGTTCCGCAGCGTGCCCGTCCGACCGACCCGGCGTGAGGTCTACGGCAAGACGGCTGAGGGGCAGATCGAGTATGCCGGCTACCTAGTAAGCGACGTGGCCTGGAGGGCAGAGGAGCACCACGAGCGAGACGCCACCTATCACCGCAACCACAGAGGCCGACCATGACCGAACATCGATCTACCTATCATGCTGTCGAGATGCTTCCCGAGAAGCGCGAGCAGGCGGCCAAGATCATCGCCGCCGAGGAGCGGGAGCGCCTGCGGACGGCTTACGGCCTCATGACCCGTGTCTTCTTCCACGTGCCGGCGCAGGTCCGCATCGAGACGATGCGCCTGCTGCGCCAGATGCACGACGGCATTTCCGAGCGCTTCGACTGGCCGCCGATCGATGGCACCACCGGACGGGGCGATTGAGAGAGGAGAAAACCATGACGATCGATCTTATCGGCCTTAGCAAGCCGTTTCCACCCGACGTCGTGAACTGGAAGCCGCAGACAATCTCTCAAGACAAGACGCGTGCCCTGGCTGTCGCCTACATCGATGCGCGGGATGTTGCCGAGCGATTGGATGAGGTGGTCGGTCCTGACAAATGGGCGGTCGACCACAAGCAGGTCAATGACCAGCTGCTCACCGGGGTCGGTATTCTGACGGATACCGGCTGGGTCTGGAAGTGGGATTTGGGCATGGTGGAGCGAGAAGGGGATGAGGCGATGTCTGCCAAGGGATCGCTGTCGGATGGTCTCAAGCGCGCGGCGGTGCTCTGGGGAATTGGCCGCTATCTCTATCGCCTGCCCAAGACCTGGGTCAACTATGACGAACAAAAGCGCCGGCTGACAGAGACGCCAAGCCTGCCGAAGTGGGCTCTCCCCGAAACCGTGAAACCAGCCAATGGCACCGCATCCGCCAACGGCGCCCGCCCCTACACGCCGATGCAGCTCAAAGCCCGCTTCGCCGAGCTCGTGGCCGAGTTCACCGCCAAGGCACCCAAGCCGCTCGAGGGCAAGGCACGTGATCTGGTCGCCGCCCATCTGGAGCTGTGCTTCGCCGGCGACGAGCAATCCAAGATGAAACGTCATGAATTGCAGCTCTTTCTGACCGGCAAGGCCAGCTTCACCGAGTGGAGCGATGCCGAGGTACGGGCGGCCAAGGCCTGGTTGAGCGTGAGCCAGGATAGCGGCGGCGCCTATGTCGTCCATCCGCTGGCCTGCGCCGAGGCGCGCAGCGCCGTGGACGCGGCGATCACCGCCTCGGCGCCGTTCTAGGAGCGTTTCCGTGGAAACAGCGCCCGGGCCCGCTGAGATCCCCTCCGCAGGAGCACAAATGCCTCTACAAGGGTTTGTCCAGACTTTGGACAACCTTCAGAAGCGCTTGAATTGGCTCCACGGTAGCAAGATGACCTGGCGCCAAATTGCGGAGCAGTTTCCGGGCGTTTCGGCCGGAGCGCTCTGTTCAATTGCCAAGGGCCGGGAGCCCAAGGGCAACGTCGTCCGCCGGGCTCTCGGTCTGCCCCCGATTGTCCATGCCCGAACCGCCCCCGATATCGAGGTTGAGCCGGCGAGTCTTCTGCTCCACTCTTCGAGGGTCTGTGATTGCGGCTGCGGCCAGAGTTTCGTGCCTGGCCAGCATAATCAGAAGCGGATTCGCGGCCATCCCCGCCGCCGGCATCGATCGTCCTGAAAGGCAGCCCCCGCCCGAACCCAGGTGGGGGCTTTTGATCTCCCTTCTCTGTGAGTGGAAATCACATCGCTCAGGGCGTCTGAGGCTGAGGGTTCAGCACCCTATAGACGAACTGGGCCATTGCCAGAATCATGGTAGCCACGATGAAGAAGTTGGGCCACGTCAGGTCGGCGATCCGCAGCCCACCTCCGATCAGCAGCGCCACAAAGGCCAGCAGGAAGGAGAACACATAGGCGAAGAGCAAGGCCGGCGTTTGATTCAGGCCGAACTTGTGTTTGAGCCAATCCACGAGTGGCACATTGATCAGCCCGAGAATCGCGCCTCCGATGAAGAGAACGATCTGCTCCGGGCTGAAGCCGATCCCTTCGACGAGCGGTCGGAAGGCGAGGGTGCAGAGCGCAAAGAGCGCGATGAGAAGAACGGCCGCTCGGCGGAAAACCGTCCATCGCTTGCGATTGAGAAACATGGCAACCTCCAAACAGATGAGACGCCGGGCCCAGGCTCTCTCCTCCGTCGTTGTTATTCGGCTACCTGATGTCCATAGGCAATCCTCCAAGCGCCGTTCCGGCCGCCATAGCCCCACTCGTTGCAGGCCCAGATCCAATGCGCCTTGTCGGCCCCCGGACCCCGGCAATGCTCGCGGAAGGCGAGCTGCATCCTCGGCAGCCAGAAGCCGAGCACGCGATCCGCGTAGGTGAAGCCTCCAAAGGGCAGGCAGCGATCCGCCTGGACGCTCTCCCATCCGCAGTTGTAAGCGGCCAGGGCCCGACGCACCTCGTGCCCGGGGTTGTGCTCCTGGTTGGCGATGGCATGCGACAGGATGTACTCGCCCCAGTAGACGTTGAGCGCCGGCTGGATCAGCTTCTTCTCGTCGGGGTGCGTCCAGCCCGTCGCCCGCACTTGCATCAGACCCACTGAGTGCCCGTCGTCCGCCCACTGGTAGCAGGCGCTCTCCTGTGCCGCAACGGACATCACGAGCGCCGGATCCAGATCCGGGAAATCTGGCGCCCAGCGGTGGGCCAGGGCGACAAACGGCAGACAGCGTCGGATCGTCATGCGCGCCGTGACCTCGGCGCCATCGGCCGTAGGGGCCGCCTCCAGCGTGGCCCCGAGGCGCTGCGGATCCGCCAGATTCCCGAACGAGCTCAGCGAGCCGACGAGCCCGATCAAGATGAACGCAGTAAGGATCTTCCTCATCGCATCTCACAATCTGCCATCGAGGATGCCATACGCCTCGAAGGTATTGCCCTCCTTGATCCACTTCACCTCGAGGCGATACTGCGTCCCCGCGACCAGCAATTTCACAACGGGCGTGGTGATGACGTTTCCCGAGACGCTCGGCGGGCCCTGCAGTTTGGTCGAGGATACATCCGTCAAGGCCGGGAGTTCTTTCAGCACCACGGAGACGGTGCCCGGATCTCCCGCGCCGGGCCACGTCACGGTATCGATGCGATAGGCACAAAGCTCGTCGGCCCCTTGTTCGATCGGGCTGTTGGAGAATTCCCTTATTGATCTCATGTCTTGCTCCCGAGCTCGAGATCCAGGGTGCGGGCGGTCAGCTTCAGATCGAGGCTCCGGCTGTCGAGCGCCAGGTCCAGCGTTCGATCCGCCAGATAGAGATCGACGATCCCGGCGAAGATGAACGCCAGCCCATGCGACACGCCCAAAGGCGTGAAGGCCTGGCCGAAAGTGGTGATGGTCCGCCCGCGTCCCGCCGGCATCTCAGCTCCGCCATCGTTCGATCAAGCTGCTCAGCCAATCCAGCAAGCCGAACGTCAGGAGGGGAGGGAGCAGCATATTCCATTTGCCGGGTCGATCTCGCCAGCCCGGGCCCGTCGGGATCCCCCAGGTCCGGAGCATTGCCGGCTGACCCGCTCCGGCCGGCACGATTCCAGCATCGACCGTCAGGACCGCGAAGAGCTGGCCCATCGATCCCAGGGTCCGCCCGCGCTTGTAGGACATCAGGCGGCTCCGGTCAGTTCATCGATCGGCGCGAGGCCCGCATCCGTAGTGATGGTCTGCGACGCGTGCAGCGTGCTGCCATCCGAGCGGTAGACCTTCAGCGTGCCGGCGTCGTCGAGGATCCGGTGGACCGCCTTCATGACCGCCGTGCCCAGGCTCTTCACCGGGGCGCTCGCCTCCCAGTTCGAGCTCGCCCGGGTGAAGATCCCATCGGCGATCTCATTCACCGCGTCGGCCGCCAGTTCGCTGGCTCCGATGGCATCGGCGGCAATCAGCGCCGCTGTCAAGAAGCCGGCGGTAAAGTCGCTCGTGCCGAGGGCGAAGCCCAGAGCGGAAAGCGTCCTGGTCGTTTCGGCCCACACCTCCAGCGGAACATCCCGGCTAGCCGAATCCGTGACGCCCAGCAGCGCGTTCAGCGTGGGATTGTTCGCCCGGGTGGAGATCGCCGCGCCCAGGGCGCGAAGCAGGAGACCTCCCGTGCTTGCCGTGCCATGCGCAGCGACAATGTCCTCATCCCACACGCCGTCTGCGATCTCCGCCACCGCGTCCGCGGCGACGGCATCCGCATCGACGGCGCCGGTCGCAATCGCAGCAGCAGTGATCGCGCCGGCCGCGAAGGTGGCTGCATCGATCGCGCCGTCCGCCACCGCAGCCGCGTCGATGGCGCCAGCCGCGAACTTGGCCGCCGTGATCGCTCCCGTCGCGAGCGCCGCCGCGTTGATGGCGCCGGCCGCGAAGGCGGTCGAGCCGATGGCTCCTGTCGCGATCGCGTCGTCATCGATGGCGTCCGCGGCGATCGCCGCTGCCGTGATCACGCCCGCGGCCATCGCTCCATCGTACGCGTCGACACGGCCGGTCTGCAGCGCATTGGGCGTGCCCCCGACCCAGGATCCCAGATCGACGCGGCCGTTCGCGTCGACGCCGAGCGATCTCCCTGTCACCGCCGGGTAGGCCAGATCGAGCAACTGACGCGTAGCGGTATACATCACGTTCACGGCCGTCTTGGCGCCCGAGGTGGAGGTCTTGGTGATCGTGCAGATGACGTCGCCATTCATCTCGGCGGCGACGAGGCTCAGGCGGTACACGCCGGAAGATGTCGCGATCTCCGTCGCCTCGTTGGTACAGTCCGTGAATGTACCGCCGTCGATGCTATACTCGCTGTCCAGCGCGGCGGCCGCCGAGACCAGGTCCCCATCGGCGTCGTAGATCGGGAACGTCACGACGAACGCGGCATTTTTCTTGGCAGGCCAGTCGGCCATCTTTCACCTCCTTAGTGCTTGAAGAATCTCTCCAATCTCTTGAGCAAACCATGCTCCGGAACGGCCGGCTCGAGGGGCTTGGTGGCCTCCTCGGCCACCTTGATCTGGCGCAACCAGTCCTCGCCCTCGAGCTCTTCCATCCGGAGGACCAGCGACGGCCGCAGGTTGCTCACGCGGATGCTGTCCTTCCCGGGAGCGATGGCCAGGCCCACCTGGTCGGTCCCGGCGCGGACGTCATACTTCATTGTCAGGAAGCAGTCGTCGGTCGTATCCCGTGGATCGGTGTCGACGACGTTGATCAGTTGCGCGACGAAAGTGCCTTTTCGCTTGTGGGTCACCCGGTAGACGTTTCCGATCTTCAGATCCAGTGTGTTCACGTCGTCCTCCTAGAACTTCTGCGGCGCATTCCACGCGGCCGGGCGATCCCGCCGTCCGCTTCCGGTGGGCACCCCTTGCGTCCTGATCATTGTCGGCTGGCCCGCGGGAGGAGCGCCCTCCGCTGGCCCAAATAGGATGTACCAGAAGTACGCGGCTGCCGGATCCGCGTCGTCCATGACGAACGTCACGCCGCCATCGTCGACCGACTTCACATCCATCAGCCCTTCGATGGCGTCGGATGCGTCCATGTTCACGTAGACGGCATCATGCTCGACCGCGGTCGTCACCTGGCTGTCGGCCAGGGCATCCGTATCTCTGACGCCATGAGCCACGCGCTCGGTTGCGCTGGTGAATGCGCCGATGCTGGTTTCGTCATCGCGATCCAGCGTCGTTCCTACACTCTCGGCCTTGCAGTGGGAGAACACCATGCCCGCGGCGGGCATCCAGCCGAGGCCGCTCACCACGATATCATTGCCGTCCGTGCGGGTCAGGGAGTTGCCCACGATGACATTAGTGCAGTTTAGGGCGATGTAGATGGCAGGCATATTCTGGCTTATGGGCGCGGCACCATCAACTTTGGTCGCAAATCCATCTGCGTCGAACGCATCAAAGTCATTGCGATTGCTGATTGTGGTTCCAACCGTCGCGGCAATCAGTGCATATATTTGCTCATCAGTAGACCATGAAGCACAATCCATATTTGCGGAAGCGTCGTCACTGCCTGCCGATAAACACGCCTGATTTACACCGCTCGTTGCCGCACCGAGACAAAACACACCGTTCGTTCCATTGCCGGCAGGGGGAGTTAAGATTGTGCTACTGCCCACCAGCATTGCAAAGTTGGGCTGAAAACCCAACCCCGAAACGTCGAAGATCCCGCCACTCGTCGCCAACGATATCCCGCTGGCCGCGTTGACTACATCGCTGCCGCCTAAAGCCAGATAGTGCACCCTGAGGTCATAGGGCATCGTATCGTCGACAATGAGCGTGAAGGAGGTCGGCCCAATCGCCGAAATGTCAATTGCGCCGTTCAGAACTGCATCGGTATGCGCTACGATACAGGCAGCATTATGTACGTAATGTGAACTGACAGCAGAAGTCTGTGCATCCAACGAGCGCGTGTCAATGCAGTATCGTGCGCTCGTGCTCGTTGCCACCCCAAAGCCGCGATGATGGTTTGCCCCGCCGCATGTGTCGGTAGCCTCCGCGCGCCCACTCCACCAGAAGAAGATCACCTTCGCCTCGAAGCCGATGGTGATTTCCTGGGTGCTGTCTACCGCTCCGGTGCCGGAGTTGAAAGAACCTGCTTTGGCGAGCATCCTCTATCCCGCGATCTGGAGATCCTCGAAGACCTTCGCCTTGATGAGCACGCCATCCACATCGTGATAGAGCCGGTCGGTGTGGTCCTCGACGCACATCATCACGCCCTCGATGCGCCCGACATAGATCACCTTGTTGAGAGGCCCGCTTCCGCCCGTGAAACTGTCGATCTTGTCGGCGATCTGCACGGCCTGGCGCTCCTCGTCGGCGTGACCGATGATGTCGAACTCCGCGGCGATCTGCGCCCGCGTCCACTCCCCCGCGGTGTAGAGCCGCTGGACGCCGATCCAGCGATGCAGGTTGATCTTGCGGGGCTTGTCGGCCCCGCTGATGCGGTCAATGAGATCGGCCATCGTCAGCCTCTCTGGCCCTTTGGGCCGTTGTTCTTCTGGATCTCGACGATCTTGATGTAGCCTTCGGCGAGCCCCAGGCTGATTCCCTCCTGCACGGCTCCCTTCACGCCGTCCGTCATCGCGTCGGCCAGCTTGGTCCCGATGATCTCGGCGCTCTTCTCCGAGGTCTCTTTCTGCTGGGCGATGCACTTCTCGACGGTGCTGCGCGGCCAGATGTTGCCTTTCATGAAACCTACGACGGCAATCACCAGAATGGCGATGACGCCGCCGGTGTTGATCAGCTGCAGCCAGTTCATTTCGACAGGATTCATGCTCAGACCTCCGTAGTCGTCAGGATGATGGCGCCTGCCGGATAGCGGATCTCGACAGGCACCGGGCCGGCAGGGGGTGGCCCGTCAAGGGCGGGCGTTTCGAAGACCTCGTCGACCCA